TTACCGGATCTCTTTTTAGCTTTTTCATTTTGAATTATAGCCTCTGTGAGATAAATTGTCAAACATTATTTTTTACAGGTATCCTTAAAACCCGGTCTGCGTTGTTTCAAAAGAATACAGTGCGTATCTTAAAGCATCTGCCATGTGCGACGCACGATTATGTTTTGGCTTTTCTTTTGCGAGATTTGGATTAGGATCCCACTGGTACTGGTCAAGACAAGATAGCACTTCACCGCATCGCTGATCGACCATTAGTCTGTCGTTATCAACTATTCCCGCTACGTGTGCGATTCCGTCTAATACTGACTTTTTAGCGTTTACAGTACTAATATCGTAATTTTGTGCGAAGTCAAATCGAGTTTGCTGAGCTGCAGAATCTATGTAAATGTAGTCGATATCCCACTTGTCAATCATACCTCGAATTACAGCGGCATGTTGCTCGGTAGTCTTTTCGGCATCGAGGTACTCATCCAATACATAGTACAACTCTTCATCCCAATCATATGCTACGACCATAAAAGCAGTTGGATCACGATAACCAACGTCGAGACCAGCAAATACATCCATGCGGCGAGTATCAAGCTCTTCATTATTGGCGATACAGGTTTCGTGATTGAATGCCCAAATTTGACCTTCATAAGTGTTAAAGTCCGCTTCATACTCTTGTCTAAATTCTGCATCGGACATCGATTTTTTAGCTTCTTGTATATCCATCTCAGACATGCGCGGATTATCATGATAAGTCGCTCTGATGGAACACCACTCGGGAAATTCGTCATTAAATCCTCTATCAAAAAACTCGGCAAACCAATTGTTTCGTCCACGTGGTGTAGATATAAATAGTGCTTTCGAGTTGTCTTTATCTAGTGTTGGACGTAAAGCTACGTTAAAAGCGTCTTTACCGTCTGCCAACGCCGCTTCGTCAAAAATAATTAAATCGTAGCTACGTCCAACACAAGAATCTACCTGATTCACAGATCCCATTCGTACAGTGGATCCATTACTCAGTTCTATAACTTTGTCCTTTGCGTTATCTTTTGTAATCTCAAGGTCAAAGTGTTTAATAAGTTGGCGTTGTAAGTCGAAAGAAATCTGAGACAGCGAATAGTTGGGAGACATGATTAAGATGTTGGAACCAGGCACTAGAGAGACTAGCTGCCCGATTATGTTTGCGATATAGGTCTTGCCTTGCCGTCTTGAGACTGCCGCGCAGACAAATCTGTACTTATCATTATTGATCGCGTTAATAATTGCTACTTGCGAGGGTAGCGGGGAGACACCTAGTAGATCTAAGTATTGATCTACTGGCAGTTTGAGAAAGCGTGTCTCAGATTGTAAATTTAGTATCTCATTGGAAGATACGTCAGCTCGACTAGTTTGTACAGCCATAATTTAGTCCTGTTTTTGATCTTCAAGAACTTCTTCATTTCGCTCAATCCAATCTTCAGAGTCTGTGTCTTCATCGCCTTGTGTTGCTTGACGATAGTAAATAATAATTTCTTTTTGCTGCCCTATATACCGTTTCAACTCTTGTAGGTTGTACGCCATGTTTTCGTAGTCTTGGGGCGTAATACCAAAAACGACATAGGTGCCTCCCTGCATTTTTTCAAGCTTTTCTACTTGTTCTTCAAAATTCTTTTCGGTAAGTACAAAAAACTCTACGTCTTGCAGATCAATTGCTTTTGGTAACGGAGGTTGATATATTTCAAGAGTTCTATATTCCGTTACTGTTTTAATAATTGGTTCTGGTGCTGGAAGAGGTTGCGGTTGTAGTAGCGAGCATCCTCCGAGTGATAGTAATAATACACTACTGAGAATCCGCATTTTCTACCTCCTGACTTGCTTCTTCGATGGAACGAAAAACTGCTTTTGTTCCGTTGTTAATTCGTGGTTCAATCAACCCAGGCTTTGCTCGTGCGAGTCTTGTCATATCATGGCGTTTAAAGATAGACAAGTATCCATTCATCTCCTGCTGCATCGCATTGTTCTTTTCAGTCAAATCGCCCACAGCTTTTAACTGAGACTGTAAGTTTTGCTCTGATCTTTCTCGCGCTGCTGCTTCTCGTTCAAATGCTGTTTCTAGTCGCATTGCGTTTTCTTTTAGTGTAACAGCGTTTGCCTCTAGGCGAGCGATTACCGCATCTTTTTGGCTTACCACTGTTGTATGATACATATACCCACCTCCGGCAAGTACAATCAGTAGTGGTAGCATTTTTAACATTGCTAACATTATTTTACCTTCTTAATTTGAAAGTTAAACGCATCTTGCGTTCGTAACTCAAAAGGCTCTCCAGATGTAAGTCGTCCTTTTAAGTGGTTTGGCTCACATTTGTCGAGCCATTTAAAATTGTAGTATGTTTTCTTTTGTGGGTCAATCCAAATAGTAACTTCCCACTCGTTGAAGAAAAAACTAACAATCCACCGTAGCGGCCAGGATACAATTCTCAATAAAGTTTTCCCAGCGCTCTTCAATTTCTTCCCGCTCTTTGTAAGTAGCATATAATGCATCCTTTTGGCTATCCGGTACAGTGTGATACTCTAGCCACTCTTCCGGCGTCATAAATTTCTTTTTCGGATATGAGAAGTGCAATTCAAAAGTATAGTACTCAAATCCAGTAACAAGGTCTTCGTGCGTCTCGATGTTTGGAGACATTGCGACACATCCGCTCAAAAATAATACAGGTATTATTTTTTGCCAGACCATGCTTGTGCTCCAAAGAACGCTGCAACAATACCAGCAACAGAAACAAAGTATACCGCTGCCATATCTCCAAGAATCGTAGCGGCTTGATGCAAATCAAAAATTTCTGTAGCCATTACCACTGCAGGATAAAGTAGCATACCTGCAAGTGCAAACCAAGTCATCTTTCGTTGAGCATCTCGCATTGCATCTGCATCTTCAAGCTCTTTTCGCTTGAACTCAAGATACATTGCGCGCTCTTCAGCGTCTACTTTGTTATCACCGTTTATATCTGCAGGATGATACCCGCTCTTTTCAATTTCTTCGCTCATTCCAGTACTCCACTACTTTTGCCATCAGCATCTTGATTGCTACCGTAGTGGGCAGGAATCTTATAGGTTGAAAAACATGACCAAGCTTTTCCATTTCTTCTTTTGTCACAAACTTCTTGGTCCAGTTATCAATGTACATATTTTTGTAGCGAAGCACTCCATGTCCTCCACCATTCTTCGTATGTACTAATTTAAGTTGTGCTTGAAAAGTAAACAGTCTCCACCAAAACTTACTCCACGACTTATCACCAATTAACCAAAGTGCAGTAAGTGCGTAATCTTCACAGTCTCCGTAGTATGGAGTTTCTGTCATCACTTTCCAATGATCTCGAGAGGCGTACTGATCTTTGTCGTACTTATACTCCCAGTGTTTATTTAGAATCGCAAGTCTTGATGTAAACATTAGTTATCTACCAAAATCAGGTCAAAAATAGCTCCACCGCCTACGTTGTTTTGAGAAAGTGCTTTGACTTCAATATCCGTTTTCTCTTCGAATTTTAAAGGTACAGGATAGTCGTAGTTAAAGCCAGAGGCGAATACCCCAAACTGTCCTTTTACATTAAACGCTTGTCCAAACGGACGAGCATAAAGTCTAAAAAGTGCATCGTTGTTTGCATCAATAGATCCATTGAGCTTTAGTAAATATCCTGTTTTACCTGCAGGAATTGTATACAAAGCCATAAGAGTTTGGCCAGCGCCCGGATTAATAATTGCTTCGTCTACACCTCCGTTTTGAATACGAATATGATCTACATTTGTAGACCCGGTAGTTGCAGTAACCATTCGCGCTCGAAAGATACGAACAAACTGAGTAGTAGAAGCGCCGCCGCCAATAGTTAAAGTTTCAGTAGCGGCGGCGTAATTTTGATCGAGCCCTTGTACCTCTACAGTACCATTGTTGTCCGAACCTGTGTTATCTGCAATGGCGACTACAGGAGCTGCTGCACTGTATACATAATCTGTGGCTCCGTCCCAAACTGTTTGAAAATTATTTGGAATTGTGTCTCGATATCCAAACTTATTAATATGAGAGTACCCTTCTACACTTCCTGCAGCAATAGGAATATTTGCAGACGCTCCAAAACTGTTTAACAGATTTCCGTCTTTATCTGCAAGCATAACTACCTGATAGTGAACTTTGCCACCACTGGTTGTTTGCACTATCTTTGTTACGGTTTTATTTGCCATGCTACCACTTTACCTTGTCTGCCCAATAAGCAGCGCTCATTTTGCCTTTTGCAATGTTCTTTGCGTGCCTAGCCTTAAAACTTCTACGTTTTGCTTTCATAGCCTCGCTTTCGCCTTTCTTTGGCTTACCTGCAGTTTTAGCGCCTTTTTGACCAAAACGAATAGTCTTAATTTTATTACCGACTTTTGCCACAACTATGTGAGACTTCTTGGGGTGACCAGGAGTTCGCTTAGGTTTGTTATACCCAGAAACCCCGGCTCGCTTTAGTCGAGGATCTCTTTTTTTACCTCTCTTTTTTCGTGTAGCCATTATACTATATATTCCAAATAGCGAACAGTTGTAAATACATCTAATCGTCCGCCCCTGTCATAAGTAATGACGTTATAGATAGAATCTGTTATTTTGTGCTTGTTATCATCTACCTTTGAAACTTCTTGAGTTTTATACTCTTTTGAGTATGTAGTAGGAACTGGGGATACTGGAGGTATTTCACTCATTTTTTCTTACCTCGTCTCTTTCTGCCTTTCTTTGCAAAAGTACGTACCATCGTAGGACGCCCCTTTACACCTTGAGGCTTTGCTCTTTTTCTACGAATTGCGGACGCTCGTTGAGCTTTTGTCATACGAGCAGCTTTAGATGCGGGCACACACTTTGGATACCCTTTGCGACTTTTTTTCGCCTTTTTGCGTCCGCATTTTTGATACCCGCCGCCTTTTTTAGGGCGGCTGATATCAACCCAGTCCTCTTTAAACCACTTAGTTAATCCACCTGCTCTAGCCACGACGATACTTACCTCCTCGTTTTTTGTACTCACGTACAAGCCAAGCATTAGCGTATACACTAGGGTACACAGCGAACTTTCGTTTTGTAGCAGCTTTTACTGTAGCGTAAAGCTTTTTATTTGTTGGAATATTTTTAGCTGCTTTTCTGCGGCGAGTAGTTTTGCGCTTTCGTTTAACCGCCATTTTTCTTGCCGATAACTGGAATCATGTGGCCCCACTTTCCCCAAGCCCAGAAACCTACTGCACCTACTACTACTCCGATTAAAAATTCCATTAGTAGCCCCTTTTCTTTTTCTTGGGCTTTTTCTTCCCGACACTGTTTGCAGCACAAGGCTTGCCGTTATGGTACTTTACTAAATCCATTAGAGTTTCTCTGGGACTTTTTAGTCCTCCGCTTCGAGTGAGTCCTCGAAATCATCTAGCCAGTCTTTCTTCATTTCAGAAACTGGCGCAGGCTCCTCCAGCTTTCCACCATGCTCTAAAAAATAAGCCTTAGCTTCTTCTTCAGAGGTAAACTTTCGAGAAGGCATGCCGTCAATAAAAACTTTCCAACGGCCTCCAGCCCATTCAACTATTTCCATATTACTTCTTACCTCGCTTTTTCCTTCGAGCTTTCGCTCTCTGTAGAATAGACATCATTCTTTTGGCTTTTGCTACTGTGGCTGCAGTTGCTTTTTTACGCCAAGCTCCTGCTTTCTTTACATAAACTATTCGGCCTAGTCGCTTGTATGGCATTACTTCATGAGTAGTGAAACAATCACGCCTGCAAGAAAGAGTATCATACTTCCTGCGCCCACAATTAAACGACTTTCCATACGCTTAATACCTTCTTCAATATCCATGAGACGATTGAACGTAGTCTTCCACCGCTCTTCACACTGCGCTTCGTGCTGGGACAGCTCAATTTCAATATCTCGTACTCTTTTATCTACGTCAGTCATTTTAATGCTGCCAATACTAAGAACAGGAGGGGTATAACTACCGTTGCTCCACAAATTACATAAAACGTTGCCATCGCGAGTTCAGCCATCTCTTTTCTTTTTCTTGCTGCTTCTCGGGCTGCTTCTTCTCGCGCTTCTTTCGCTTCCTTTTGAAATTGTAACCAATCATCCCACATTCCAGGGCGACCAGCATAAATCATCTGCTCTCGCAAATGCTGCTCCATTTCGTTGAGCTTTTCAAGTTCCATGAAAGCTTGAAGATCACTACGATAGCCATTCTTGTTTGCTTTCTTTTGCAGTTCGGTTTTAGAATCAAAGAAGCGGGTAACTTGTGCTCCTACTTCATATATTTCTTTACCGTTTCCTATTGCGCTTTTGATAACTTGAAATGCTGCATTTGCTGCTGCAATTTCTGCAAGCATGATAGATTCTCTAGGTTAACCCTCCTTGAGAAGTTTTTCCATCAGCTTTCCATAATTGCCTTGGCCGAACGGTAAACCCTCACTATTGATCTGAACATTATTTTGAGTTTTAATGTTCGTAGTTTCTGCTTTTATCAGATCCGCCTGGGCTTTGATTTCATCCATACGCATCTTGTGTGCCATCTGAAGTAGATCGGCGAGATCTTTTGAAGAGTATACGCCAGTTTCCTGCGCTTCTTCAAGCTTGCTCTGTATCATTTCGTCTAGAACAGATGCGATGTTATTTTTGTTTCGATACCCCATGTCTAGGTATACAGTATCAATATACTTTTTAACTTCACGTTTGTTAAGTACGTCTACCACTTTATTTTCTGGGACGTTCATATATTCACAAACGGCACGAATGTTGCCGAACTGCAAATAAGCATTTGCAACTTCTAGTCCTTCTGGAGAGATTGTAGTAATTTCTTTACTCATCTGGGGTGTATTCCTCAACTCTCACGATTGTGGTCTTTATTATATCTTTGTAAGTCCCGTCAGGTTGTAGAACAACAACGCGATCACTCGACCCATTATTGCAAGGTTTAGGCATCTCGCCCACAACTTCCAATATGGCCCCACTTTTCCAGTGTTTGTAAGTTACTTTCAACATTTTCCGTGCTTAGATTTCTATTTCTCAAATTATATTTTAAAGGAGCTGAAATGTCAAGCGCTATTTTTCTTTGGTACGAAAATACCCAAAGTTGTACGTGTGGGGGAGCGCGCGCGAAAAAATTTTGTCAAGGTCTGATAACCGCCCCCTAGATGAGAATGATTATCATTTAACATTTCTGACTTTTTCCTCTGCGCGACAAAAGGCAAAACTAGCGCGAAAAAATTGTGAAATATTACCAAAAAATAATTCAAAAAAACTTGCCAAAAGGTATTGACGGTCGGGCCCGACCTATGAGACTATTACCTCATCGGATGTCGCTACCCACAGGGAAAGCCCCGATCGACCCGCCGCCGCTATCGCGAGGGTCGCAAAAAATCCAGCTGGCTAAGCCTCTCAGAAACGGCGACACGAGGGAAACAAAAATTTATTTGTCAATACTTTTATGAGGATTTAATGTCATGGTGCATTGATACGGCTGAGGCTCAAATGTCGTGAGAGCCAAGACTAACCCATATGGGTTATTTACTTTTTTCTAATTTTCAACTATAATTCACCTTCTCTTAACTAATGAGGATTTTGCTTATGTCTAACTACACTTCTGCGATGGTCGCTCGCATTCAAGCGTCCGCTCCCCTTAACCTTGCTAAGGCTAAGGATCTCGCCGCCGAATTCGGTTCGGTTACTCACCGCTCGGTG